TTGTTCTTGGTTATATGAGTTATAAATTTATCTCTCATGTTTTTAAAACAAAAGGGATAACGTTAAGCTATCCCCTCTGACCACACTAATAAACTAAAATGAAAAAATCCATGAATGATTTAAACACGGTACAAATCTAAAGTACATACTTTAAAAATGCGTTAAAATGTTTAAAACTATTTATTAAATGTGTTAAGTACCGCATTATACTTGGCGTTAGCTTTTCCGTAAGTATCTCGAATGTGGTGTACTTCATTGCCTGTTTTGTCTATTTCAACCACGCTATATTTCCCATCAAAGTGTTTGCGAAGTTCCACATTAATTGATGGTGTCCGTAGTGCGTGGTATACTGTATAATCTTTATTCATCTCCAAATGTTTCGTTGTAGTATTGTTCTGCTCCTGCATATTTTGGTTCATCATCATATCTTGCATCATCCCAAGCATCGGCAAAACCTATTTCATAAGCATCTTCAATCTGTTGCTTTTCCATTTCTATGGCTTGTCTTATTAAAGCATCAAACTTAAACGAAGGGTTAGCCTGCTGTATTTTTTCAACTAACCATTCTACGCTACTTTGTTTCTTGTCGCTCATTTGTATTTTAATTTAATTTGTTCTAATTCCTCGTTTGTGTACTTTTTCATCCGTGACATCTCAGCTAAATGTTCCAATTTTAAAACCGCTTGCTCGCCTATCTTAGCAATTAAACCAGTTCGGTAATTTAATTCATTACCTCCTAAGAAACGATTGCACTTACCACATTGAATGTTTACGTTATGCTCGTTAAATATTACTCCACTATATAACTCAGCCTTCTTAAAGTGTCCTCCATCCCATACACTTGATGATATTGTGCCACAACTTATGCATGGCTTGTCTTTATCTCTTAACCTAATCCACTTTTGAAACACTTTCTTTGCCTCTCCTAAACGCTGTGCATAGCTTTTTATTTCGTTTCGTGCAATTGCCTTGTTTGCTCGGTTTATCTTAGCTGTGTTAGCTTCTAAATGCTTTAATCTGCATTCATACTTTGGGCATGGTTCAGTTGTGCTATACTTAGGTGTGTAGCGTTCTAAGCAGTATTTACACTTTCGTGTGGTTGTTTTCATTAATTATTAGTGCTTAAATCATTTTTCTTGATTTCAGCCATAATAGCTAATAGTTGTATATCATTTGGAATATCTATTTTAAGTCTAACAACTATGGCATAGTCATCATTTACTTTCCAATAAGGACTACTTGAACTATCCCAATACTCATGTTTTATCCATTGTTTTTTACCCTTAATATCAAAAACTATTAATGAGCAATTTTTAGTAAATCCAATTGGTGTAAACCAATTTAACTTGGTTACTATTTTACTTATTTGTCCTGTTGTTTCGTTTTTAAATACTTTTTTAAAATCGACTTTCCAAAATTCAAAATCGTTTAATTTAATTTCACTTAAGTCTATCATATTTTTTTATTTCTTTTATTTTAAAAAAACGAGCGTAACTCCAGCCGATAGTTGTTTCAAACTTATAAACCCATTTATATTTTGAATGTTTAATTTAATAGCCTTCTAACCGCTCTGTTTGTAGTCCTGACATGTACTGACCATGTAGTTGCAGATTTTTAAAGTCTGCCGTTTTACCATTAAACTACAGGACTATTTTTATTTTAAAAGTTTCTTTGGTGTCTTCTTTACATCAAGCGTATACTCAACGTACGTTCCGTGAGTCTTATAGCTGGTTGTAAAGTTAACCCTTTCCTTTTTAATTCTGTAACCTTGCTTGATGAACTCAGCTACTCTTGTTGATAGCTTACTGCATCCTGTGGTAGTAAATGCCTTAACCCAATTAATTGGTTGACCTTTTTTTAGTAGAAGCATTAACGCTTCTTTTTGTGATTTTGGTTTCATGAATTTTTAACTTACGTTTGGTGATTAATTTATCTATGCTTTCGATTACTTCTTGCTCACTCGTTGCTTTAATCCAGTAGTTGCGTGGGTTGGCTTTGTCCTCAAGTGTTACTGCATATCTGCCTAAGTGAAAGTAATTATCAAAATGATAATTATACATTGACACACTTTCAAACCCTGTTGCTTTTGAAGTAAAACCTATCCGCCCTACTGTCTTAACCGCTCCATTTATCTTTTCCATTAGTTTTCTATCTTTCTATATCCATTTTTATCTGTAACTTTGTCCAATACTTTTATGGTCACATCTTGTTGGTATTGAATTTCTTTTTGCAAGTAAATGATTGTGTCAATGTGTGCCTTACATTGCATATACTGAACTAAGTTTCCAAGTATCAGAGCAAGGACAACGATGGCTGACAAATAAGTGCCGATAATTTTAAATGTTTCTTTCATATTTTTATTAATTGTGTGTTGCAAATTTATTTATTTTTTCGATAAAACAAATATTTATTTATTTATTTCCTTTTTTACCCAATTTTCTACTGCTAAGTTTCTCGCTGCGGTCTTAATTATACTTGGATTTAAGTTATTCAACTCCCTATCCAACTCCATTACCCTAACTATGTCTATCTCATTCTTTGCTCGCTCTCTTAATCGTGATAATTTTATAGTTTCTAACTTAGTAGCTTTAGCTATTAATACCTCCCACTCTTTATTATCGAATCGGATCCTGCCAGTGTTCCACAAATACAAGTACGCAGGGTTACCATTATCATCAATTATGCCTGTTCGCTTGTATTTTTCTATCACTCTCTGCAAGTTAGCCTCGCTTAATTCCTTTCTTTCGGTTTCTGATGGTCCTTTACTTTCCGCTAAACGTGCTTTTACTACTTGATGCTCCAATGTTCCACCTCCTGTTTTTTGTTCGCTTAAAAACGCTCTAATCCATTTTGTGTAAGTAACACAATTCAATCCGTAAAAGTCACCATACTTGTTTGATAGTCCATTTTGAAAAGCCTGAGATACTTGTTGTAATGTGATACCTCTAAAGTCAGGCAATGTTAAATCCCTCGCTAATTCTTTTGCATCAAACACAATTATAGCCTCTGTGTCTTTGTCAATCTTTGTGTGCATTCTGTTGTTTGCCCACCTTATTAACTTAGTTAAGTTATCAAATAACTCTGCTTGGTTTATCTTGGTTACGCTGGTGTGTACTACTATTTCTGTGTTCATAAATTCGTTTTTAAAATTAAGGTTTGATGTATTAATCCGCCAACTCGGTTAGTTGCAAAACGTTATAAAAGCTTACCACACTTTGGACATCTATCTTTTTTAAAAACATATAGACCAGCGACAAAACCTACTGCAATACAACTAATCATAATTGTTGGAATCCATATTAAAGGACTAACTAATTCATTTGACATAATATTTAATATTTAAAGTTTATAATATTGGATAAATGGTTGTGTCTATTTCTCCTGACTTAATTTTTCTGCTAATCTCATCAAACACTTCGTTTGTGGTTCGCATGGTTGGCTTGTCTTTTTTTACAAAGGTATTTTTTATTGGGTAAATATCTACCCAACTATTAACAATTGATTGATTAAGCAAATCGCACATATCACTTTCGTTATTATTAGTCATCTGCACTAATTTCTTTTTAATTAAATTTACTGCATGAGGTGTCGCTGGTTTCTTTATCTGCTTTCTCATTTCCAAATAAGAATCAAAGGTTAACTCAAGTTCAGATTTATTTAATAGTAAAGATAAATTACTATCTTGTTCTTGTTCTTTTTCTTCTTCTTGTTCTTGTTCTTCTTGTGATGCAGTATATATACCGTTTACATACTCTATCAATACTCTATCTTTAATATTATAAAGTTCTGTTTTAATGCAACTTACAACTTTTGGAGATGAAGAACTGTTAAACTTATTCCAATTCTTAATAGCTAACTCTTTTGTAATGTCATTGTACATTATTTTTCCTACTTTTATAAAGTAATTAAGTAGTTTAGATACTTTATCTATACTGTATCCTGTGTCAAAAGATATTTGCTTCTTAGATATTTCATAAATTCCGCATTGTTTGGTGCGTTCATTGGTTAATAAATAAAGGTAAAAAAGTTTATGGTCGGTATCTAAATCTTGAACAAATGTATCTGCCCAAAATGAAGTATGTATTTTTCTAAATATAGCCATGATTTAATCCTCTATAAATGAAATTTCACGTCTAATATCTTTAGCTAATCGGATAGCAGTTTTTTTGTCTAAAACAATACTTTGCACTTCTCTAAAATCCCCACCAGGTACTGAAATGGAAATATAAATTTGATTTTGAGTATTAGCATATGCTTCTAACTCTGTGTAATTAGTCTCATCTACTGAGCAGTATGATGTTTTTATTTTCATATGTTGTAATCAATTACGCATTGATTAAGCGTTATAAAAAAAAGAACCCCGCACAAGTAAGGAGTTGCACGGGGTCGAAAAGTGTTTATACTTTCGAAAAACTGTATCATTGCTCCTTACTTCAACAATACAATTATCACTACAAAAGTAATATAAAAAAATTAATTATGCAAGTACTTTATTAAAATACTTCTTAACCTTTCACCTATCTGCCTCTTAACTTCAACTGGTAGCATCTTGTATGCCTGCTTTGTCTTGATGTCTACAGATACGTTTATCCCTTCTGTAAGTGCGTTATCCTTGCAAGGTCTTCCTGCACCTTCTCGCTTACCTCCTCGTTTGCTCATTATAATAGTTCTAATTGTTTTGTGTTTGATTTGGTTATTATACCTAATGCTGTTTCAAGTATTGTTTTTCCCGCTTCGTAATCAACTAAATTACGAGCCATTTTATCTAACCTTTGTTTTCCTTTATATTTTCTAAAATCGTAATCGTGAAATTCAGAAAGCACATTTATTTCATTTTCCATTAAGCATAAACTACCATTTAGTTTTCTTTCTTTTAAATCTGTAGGTAAAGTAAAGTTAGTCCAATATAAATGCCTACCTCTTTTTTGAGCAGCAATTAATGGCTCATAATAAGGTGTTACATTTTCAACAACATATTTACCATTAAAGAAATTATCTAAAAAAATCACTTCCTCATATAATTTTAAATCAGGATATAAAAATTTAAAGTTTTCTCTACTTTTTTGACTTACTCTAACTTTGCTATGACTAGGACAAGGTGGAGAACTCCAAATAAAATCAAAATCTTTAAAGTTATCTAACAAATATTGATGTGCATCTGCTATTATTACTTTATCATTTGTGAACCTTTCCTGGTATAATCTTGCAGCTTCCGGGTCTAACTCAACTGCGGTCACTTCAATGTCAGCTACCTCATCCCATTTGTAACGATTGCCTCCAAGACAAGCGTATAAGTTAAGAACTTTTATCATTAGTTGAATGTATGTAGGTTTGATACTTGTAAACTTGCAAGTCGATTGTCAATTACTCTCAACAAGTAATCTGCTTGCCTTGCCTTAGCATGGTTGCCATCTTTAACCATTAGCATAAACAATCTGTAAACTCGGTTACGCCTTTTCATTAATACTTCCGACTTCATTTTGCTCGTGTTTAAATTGTTCAACTTTTAAATTAGCATACTCCTTAACCTCATTAGCTATTGTTTCCGCTGCTACTATTGGCGTAATTTCCTGCTTTGTTAACCGCTTCATGATTTCAATAATACGGTAAGTTACATCATACTGGTTGTCTTGATTGTCCATTAGTTTAGTTTATTAAAGTGTTTTAAATCTGATTTAGTTGATTTGATTACTCTTGGTAATGTTAGCACCGCATATACGGCAAATGCTAAGATAAAAATTAAGTGTGTCATAGTTTTTTATTTGTTTGGTGATACAAAGATGCAACTTGTTTTGATATTAACTATATTATTTCAAAATAATTATAAAATAATTTGTAACTGCTTGAAAATCAAACCAAATATTTTTAAAACAAACATAAAAAAACCTCCACTTGGGAGGCTCTTTTGATTAAAATGTGTACTCTTTTCCGTTACCTACATACTTCTTTGGTACTTTAGCCTGCCTTTCATCTTTAGATTGGCTCATGTACACTGTATGTGTGTTATCATACTGGTCTTTTTCCTTTCGTTGGTCCACTACAATGTTAACGTACTTCTTGCCATTGCTTGATGTTGTGATTTTGTCTTCGGGAATGTCCGATAAACAGATACTTGTTACTATCATATTGTATTTAAAATTTGGTTTTTATATTCTTTAGCTTTTAGTAGCTTACGTTTAATTTGTTCAATATATTCCTCATCTCTCGGTACTTCAACCGTGTGCAAGTGGTGTGCTAAGTTGTAGTAGCGGTCATCAAATGATATAAACACCCCATCCTTAGCATCACATAGCCACATGTTCATCTGCATTTGTGCGTAATACTGTGGCACGGCTGACTTTAACTCTTCAACATCACTTATCATCATGTACTCCAGGTGTGTTTTACTCAACGGACATTTAATTTCGCAAATGGTTTCACCTATTATAATGTCGGGCGTACCTCCTGCATCAAATTCCTCATCAGTAAAAAACACAAAGCCACCAATTGAAGTGTAGATGAAGTCATCATCATTTACTGACTTACCCAACTTAGTAGCGTATGCCATTACTGCTTGCGGTTCGGCTTCGTTTCCACGCTCCATGTTGGCATTGTAATGCTGTGGTTCTTCAGGTGCTAATAAGATAGCTACACGCTCACGCACATAAGTCTTTGCTCCTTCGCTTAGGTTGCCTGCTTCTTTATCTGCCTTTAGTTTTGGTTCAGCTAATAGTCTGTGAACCTCGCTTGCGGTAAATAATCCCTTGCGGAAAAACGCCCAATCTTCTTTAGTTTCGAATACGTTATACTTAGCCATTTTTACCTCCCATTTTTTGAGTGTTAGATTTAGTAAACTGCTCGTTAATGTTTGCATCAGGCTTAAACTCCACAACATCCTTACGGTTCAAGTTAGAACCAAACAATGACCCAAAGTGGTCGCAAGCATCTTTAACCGCTACCGTCTTTGCAATTGGGAAAGCCATCGATAAAGCTCCATTGTTAATGTTGGCTAAGTCAGCAGGACTTGAACCTTGCTTTGTTTGTAGTTGGGATGCTCCGATTCCATCGTAAAATAACCACTCGCCATTAGTCGGTGATTTAAAGTGTACTCTTACCGTAACCCACACGCCATTAAATGCTGTGCCTTGCCCTGTAATCTCAATCTTGTACTCCTTAAAAATCTTGCGAAGTAATAACTCAACCTTGTCAATAGGTAAGTAATTGTAACCTTTAATGAAAGGATGTGTCTTTACCCATTGCACAGGTGGTGCTTGGTTTAGTAATAAGTTTAACTGGTCATTCTTCCACGCTAACTCTAAGTCTTGCGTGAGTTCTGCCAATGTAGGCAGTTTAATTAATTGTTTTTCCATTTGTGTTAAAATAAATTGGTTTGTTCATCTTCAGTTGGTGTGGTCAAATATATAAATTCTTTTTCACTTTCAATATATTCTTTACAATACTTTTCTAAATTATCCATTGTATTGTGTACATATTTTACGACAAATTGCTTATGCTCACCTTCATGAGTTGGTGTATCAATAACGTGTTCACTTGGGTAACGAGTGCGGATAAAATGGTTTAAGTCTACCAATGCAATGCTTGCGGTTTTCCAATCTGCATCAGTGTTATTCTGTGTTCCTAATTCGCACATAATTACTTCTACTGAATTACTATAATCCATAAAGTAGGCTTGGTCAATGTAAACTTTCATTATGCTATGATTAGTTCTTGTTTAATTTTAGTTTCTACATCTTTGAACTTACGCATATAAAGTTTATCGTAACTCAAAGTATTGTTAACTGTGTGTGCTGCATGAATAACAGTTGAATGGTCCAACCCTCCAAACTCCATACCTGTTTGCTTTAGGCTAAGTCTTGTGTACTTACGAATAAAGTACATAGCCATTTGCCTTGCCTCTACAATGTGACCTTTTCTACCCCTTGAAATAATAAGTGTTTGTTGTAATCCTAAGTACGAGCATACTACTCTTTTGATAACTTCGGCTTTCTTGCGGTCATCCTTAATCATTGATGACCTTTTGCAGAACGGTGCTGCAAGTTGAATCCCATCGTATGGGTGTTGTGTTGTTAATCTCATAATGTTTATTAATTGTGTGGGACAAAAATAAACCTTATTTTGATTAAAGCAAGTTTTTTTATAATTTATTTTGCGGATATTAAAACAATCAGACTTAACGCAGCCAATCCATAGCTTACCCCTTGCCACACCTTTACTAATCTATTTGCCTTTTTTACCACTTTAGATTGCTTATTAATGATTATATCTTTATTAGCAAGCAATGTGTCCGCTTGTAGATTTGCATTCGTTAATTGCGTTATAATTGTGTCCTTTGTTTTGCTATCTTCTACACAATATAAGTAGTGAATAGCTAATTTATTTATGCTATCTACTGCAACACTATCCAAGCATGGTGCATCATCAACTATTGTTATTGTTCCAAACTTTTTTATGCTTTCTGTTTTAGATGTTCTACTTTTTTTGTTGTATGCAAGTAATGATTTTGATTTTGACCTTTTACTTTCTTGCAACTTTTCTTGTAACACTTTAACGCTATCCAATACCAACATTCTATCTGCCTCAATAGTTGCGTTTTGATTTTCCAAATAGGAAACTTCTGCAAGTTCTTTGTTTAATTGCTCGTTTGTGCAATGCAATTTAAATGATAACATTGCAATTACTATTAAAGATAAAGCTACTAAAGTGTTGTTGTTCATATTATTTGTATGATTCGTATGTTGATTTGCCGTTTACTTTCTTTGCTCTTAGTATTTGCTTTCTGTTGCCTGATGCCTTGTAACTAACGTGTACCCAATCAGGGTTTTCAGCAGTTCCAAATTCCCAAATCATTTGGTCAAAGTCCAAGTTATTCTTAATGTATTCAAATATCTTCTTATTATCAGATGCAGTATCCATATCCATCGCTTCACCCTTAGAATGTTGACTTGTTAAACTACTGCCAGGGATAGCCATGTTCAATGCCTTGCTTCTGTAAAAAGAGTTAATCTTAATAGGCTTGCCGTACCATTCTCTTACAGGCTCAAATACTTTTTCAGCTAACAATTTCATGCTTGCTAAATGTTCAGCCGTAGGACTATTGTCTATCTTCTTAGATTCTCCTGTTGCTGAATAGGTAGCCTCTTTTAATGTGATGTGTTTACTTATGTTACTCATTTGGTGTATTATCTTTTTTATTCATCCATTTATCTACTGAGGCAATTCCAAAACTGCCTAAAACTATTACCATAAAGCCATCGAATATAAACTCGTTAATTACGAGTGGGTTTCCAAAATACCCTGTAACCAAGTCTACTCCCAATGCTATTACAAGCATCATGAAAGCAATAAAACCAACTACTGCCTTCTCGTTTATGGTGTTCCCATCGTCAAACAATTCCTTTAAAAATTTCATAGTATACGTCTTGTTATTATTAAATGCCCAAAAATAAAGTTATCATCAATACCTATATTGTCGATATCCGTAAATGTGTGTCTTATGTTTATCTCCAATGCAGTCTTGTCCGTAAAGTATGACTTGATACCAGCACCTACAATTACAGAATTGTTTACCCCAAATATTGTGTAACCTACACTTATAGTTGGTATCATACCTACTCTTATGCTGTACATATTGGGAGCAATGTTGTAGTCGGCTAATAAATAGCCTACTATTAACTCTCTGTTGATTGGACCTACTGATACCTTAGTCCCAATAGCCTCAAGTCGTAATGTTAAATGCTTGTGGTAATTGTACTTTAAAAGTCCTACTCCTGATGGGATATAGTACTTGCCATTTATAACAGAACTGAATGGTCTGTATTCACCAAAATAAGTTGATGCTCCTGCACCTGCACCTATTTCAAGGTTGCGTTTAAATGGAGTTTCAATTTGTGCAACTAATAACTTCTTAATATCCGCTAATTCGGGAAGCAATTGTTGATAGTAAGTTATGCTATCTTTAGCCTTACGAATGCTGTCCTGTTGTATTAAAGATTTAACACTTACTATGTTTAAGCTATCTTGAACTTTTAACTTAGCAATGTTTTGTTTTTGAATTACAAAAGTATCATTTACTCCTTTAGCTTGTTCAAGTGTAAATAAAACTACTTTTTGCCCTTCAATTGTTTTAATTACTTGGGAATAAGTCGAACTGCTCGCCAGTATCAGCAGCGTTATTATTAATAGTTTCTTTGACATTTTCAAGTTCAGATTTAGTTTCTGTTAATGTTATTTGTAATTCCTCTTTCTCTTTTTCTAACGTTACAACTTTCTCCTTTACTTCTGTCATCATCTTTGCTTGTTGCTTTTCAGCCTTAACACACACCGTTGATGCCTTTTTGAATGTGTTATTAGTTCTCGCAAGCAATGAGTCTACTGATGAATCATACTCCAATTCTCTATTTGGTTCTGACAATGCTACTGTTAATATTGTAATAACTGAGAGTAATAGATATTTCATTATTTAATTGCCCCCATTTGCGTTAATACTTCCAACTTAGTTGTAACAGCTACTAATGCACTATCTGAACGCTTTAATGCTACACTTAGCAAGTCTACCTTTTGTTCAAGCACAATTATCTTTTGCTCGTGTTTAGATATTTGACTCGTGTAGTTAATCTTATTATCTATGTACAAGTATGCAATAGCACAAAGCACCATAAACATTGTAGCTTTATACGGGTCTTTACTAAAGGTTTTAAAACTAATTGGTAGAGTCATTTTGAATAACAGATTTATCGTTTAAAAAATCAATTACCATCTTAGGCTCTAAGTTTGTGAATTTAACAGCTATCATTAGTAATATAAAAGCAGCTATCTTCCATCCGTGTTTCTTTAAAAAATCAATTGCAATTTGTTTCATATTTAATTAGGGCAAATCTTTAATTATAGGAGGTACATATTCTGCTTTAGGCAATTCTTTAACCCACATAAACTCTTCGTTTGTGCAGTTTTCTACCTCACCTACAAAAATAAAATATACCCCATCGATATCGGTTACTGGGTTAAAGTATTGGTCGGGAGCAAAGGATGCCCCCGATAATAATTCCTTTTCGTTTAATGTTAATTTATAACCTATCATACTTGTCTGCCTAATGTGGTTTGTAATGCTTGTGTTAGATTATACAAGTTAGTTGCATCTGTGTCTGTTAAACTTTGCCCTATTGATGCAAATGCCATGTTTTGTGGCATATAAAAGAATGTACTTGCTGCTGTATTTCTTAACGCTCCTAATGTTATTGCAGCATTAGATGCTGCTGCCGTGCCTGTCAACGTATTAGTAGTTAATGTTGTGCCATTTCTGTATAACTTTCTCAAATTGCTTGCAGTGCATGACCCTAACCATAATCCTCTACCATCAGTTTGTGTTGAAGATACCCTTTCATTAGGGAAATTACCTGAATCATAAATGGCAACAGCACCAGTTCTAATTGCTGCTAAACCAAATAATGGTGCGCCTGTACTTTCATTACCAACACCCATATTCCAACCGCTGCCACTTGGAGTTTGTGTCCTTGAGTAGTAAGATAAATGGTTGTTAGAAATCCAATTAGTCTGCAAACTAATATTTAAGAATGTATCAGCATAAGCGTTTGTTCCATTAGGTGTATATCCATTGCTATTGTGAGTATCAGTACCTGTAAATGTTAATCTAAATGCTGCATCTAAATCTCTTGCATCCATAAAGTTCCAACGATGTGTACTTGCTGTTCCTCCAACAAATGGATATAACGCCTTCATCTTAGTATCAAGTGAATTAGCAATTAACCCAATGTCAAATGTGTTTAATCCTCCTCTAATAGTAGCATCACTTATTGCACTTGCAGTTAAGAATGCACTTGTACGGACTGTTAAGATTTGTGCAATTTGGTTGCTTGTTGCATTAGCTGAACCTGCTGCATTAGTAGCCGTTACTACGCATGTAATATTTGATGTGTTACCTGCATCTGCTTGAACTAATGTATAAGTGCTTGAGTTTGTCCCTATATTAGTCGCACCACGTTTCCATTGATAGCTAAATAATGTTGGACTATTTGACCACGTACCATTAGTAGTTGACAACGTTTGACCTACTACTGCTGTTCCACTAATCACAGGTGCTACTGTATTAACAGGTGCTATTACATTAATCGCACTTACACTATTAGATGATGCTACAAATGCACTTGTTCCGTATGTATTAGTTCCTTTTACTTCAACTCTTATTGTTGTGCCGTCATCTGCTAATTGGATAGTATAAGTTGATGCCGTTGCTCCACTTATTGCAACACCGTTGCGAGTCCATTTGTATTCGTAAGTTATTGGTGCAACACCTGACCATGTGCCAACATTAGCAGTAATTAAAGTACCTGTGCTTTGTGTGCCGCTTGGACTTACTGTCGGTGCTACCGTATTGACAGGTGCAAAGTTTGCAACCGTTATTGTGTTTGAAATTTCCGAATCAAATCCGTAACTATTAGTAGCAGTAACCTCACATGTAATGGCTGCTAAACTATCACTTGCACCTATCACATAAGTAGATGCTGTTTGACCTGCTATTGGTGAACCACCACGCAACCATTGATAAGTATATATTAAAGTAGCAGTACCTGTAAATGTTCCGTTAGTTGTAGTTAATGTACTACCAAACGTATTAGTTCCACTAATTACAGGAGCAACGGTATTAACAGGAGAGCGACCTATTACAAGTGAATTACTTGTCCCTTCACTTGCACTGCCTTGCGTATTTGTAGCAGTTACTAAACAAGTCAAAGTCTTTGTATCGTCACCTATTAAAGGAGTGTACGAATTACTCGCACCGCTTTGAACGCTAACCGAATTAACCCTAAAATCATAACTAAAAGTTGGAGAAGGCGAACCACTCCAAGCACCAGGATTACAAGTTACAACTGAACCCACAGCACCATTGCCAACTAATGATGGTTGTACCACATTAGCAGGTGCAGCGGGTACGCTTTCCCCGACTTTCTTTAAGCCTAATTTATATCCGTACATATTAACCTACGTTAATAGTGGCAGGAGTTATAATCTCATCAAACACAAATGCACTACCACTTGTAAGTGTTAACGCTTTTATTCCTTGTCCGCCTTGAGCAAACAATGTCACGCCTGCTTTAATGGTCTTGCCACTAATTCCCCATGCAGTTACTTGGTTGCTATCATCAGTACCTGTGAACACGCTTACTACGCTATCCTCTTGAAAGTATACAAATTGATATTTTGCGTTTGTTATAGCGGATGAACTATCGATAAATTTACCTTTTTGAAATCCGCCTAATAATAATTCTGTTGTAGTTGACATATCTTTATATATAATTATATTATTTTTTTGCTTTTACTTTAATGGTACTTGACACCTATTAGCCTCAAATGGTAACTCAAATGCCACAGTCATTAACCAACCATTTACCTTATCAGGAAACACCTCGAATAATGGCTCTAATGTTACACTATCACCAACCAAGAAACTATCATCATTCAATGGATTCTCCAATAAAGCAATTACATCTTGACTAATACTTAACGTGTCGCTCAATGTATCACGCTCGTTTCGTGAATCATCACTCACAATATCTAAAATCATGATGCCAAAATTTAGCGTTAATGTTTTCTCGCTAATATTAGAAGTCAAGACATTTGCCCACATTAATGGGTAGTTCTCCTGTTGCGTACTTAACTCAAACACCTCACCAAAACCAAAACCATTAAGTTGTGCGTGGCTTTCCTGTACTGCTTGTAGTTGGTTTATTATTTGATTTAGAGTTGTGTACTTCATTTTGTTTTTTAATTAAAAACTCTTGCAGTTTTTTTATATTGATTTTACTTACTCCTTGATTCATACAAATGCTTTTTTAACAATTATTACAACCTTCGTTTCTGTTGTATTCGCTCGGTGCAGTTGGTATGCCTGTGAAGTTATAATCACCTTTACAGCAACCTGTACCACCCAATGCCATTCCGCTTGTGTAGTTTGTACGTTTAGCGTAAATAGTATCTATGTTTGAATTGATTTGATTTAAGTAACTTGGAAATAAAGTTTGATTACTCATTAAATACTTAGTCAATCTTTCAGCATACCACTCCGCTTTGTTCTTAGCGTTGTTCATCAAAAACCCAATTTCCTCAAGGGATGCAGGATTCATGTTGTCTGCATTTTGAACACCTACTGACTTATTGAAATATTTGTAATTCATCACAAGTGGCAACTCTTGTCTGCAATACCACACCATAGTTGGCGTGATGTAAGTGTCCATTAAGTTTTTATCATTACCAGTTAAAGTGTTGGTCCTTACTTTTTCGATTAAGTCATTGTATAAAGTAGTTCCTAATATCGGTAAAATATAAAAATTCTGCACATCCCAAATGGTTGGTGCTACCACTTTCATGTCAACATTATCTTGCAAGATGCTCTCTTGCTTTAGAGTCGATTCGCTTAAAAAATATACCTTTGCCATTATTTCTTTTTAACTAAAGTTTGTAACCAAATATGCCTGCATGATGGTGAGTGAATATTTGTTTTAGGTATAGTATACCATCCACCTCTGCGAGTAAACGCATCATAATTTGGGATGCCATAAATTGCACCTAACTCCGCACCTATCTTGTCAATTTCTTCACGAGTGTATAATCTGTTAGCCTCTATCATTCCCTTACAAAATGGTCTTGTTCTATTATCAGGTAAAACAGCAGGTCCTTTCGTGTCAAATCTTAAATCATACTTGTATTTAATGTATAACTCCGTAAAGTCAGGAACTTTTGCATCCGTTCCTTTTGGCGTTAACTTTACATTCTCATCAATGTAGCCTTTGTCCTGTAAATTAGTAAGTATATCGTTAGCCTCTTTTACTTTAATCTTTAAAAGTTTAGCAATGTCTTCCGCAGTAGCTTTGTCATCATTCTTTAAAATGTCGATTATACCTTTTTCGGTTGTGGTTAAAGCAAACATTTGGCTTTGGTTGTCCATGTCTGCCACGCTAAACACTTGCTTAATCTTCTTTACCTCTGTGTAACTTTCAGCAGGCTCACCAAATTTCAAAAAAACTTCAAGTTCTTTTTCATCTGTTGCAAATTTGCTAAACACCGCACCTTCCGCAGCTATATCAGGTGCTAACTCTGTACCTTCCTCTTTAGCAGGTAGCGACACTAACGCTCTAATCTCATTTGGTGTCATGCTCTCAAGCACTTTGTTTGCTACTAATGGACTTAATGTGTTGATTGCATCATTAACCGCATTGGCATTTGTATTTACATCAAGTGGTTTGCGACCTATTATCTCACGCATTTCATCTTTAGTTAAGATAGTTGCCAATGTTGCCTCACTAAACTCAGGCATTACTGGTTCAATAGGTATAAATGTAATTCTATCTTTTAAACCAACTAACTCGTTTAATATTACTTCAATTGCATCTTGCTTAGGAGTGATATAAGTATTTTGGAATAACTGAAATGCCGTAGCCATTTCGTTTCTACCACCCAATTGACCTTCAGTCCTTACTCCAAATAACATTGGAGAGGTAACCTTATGAGCAACAAATACCTCCTCTTGTATAGTCTTGTTTAACGCATCGTAACGTTTATCAAAATCATTACCTGTTAATTGTAAAACTTGTGGTGCGCGTGCAGGATCATCTACGAAATCAATTACTAAAGAGTTTGCTCGGTCTGTGCCTGTAAACTTCTTTTTCATTTGTCTTTCGATAGTTGACATCTCCTCATCACTCGGAACGCCATTAGCGAAAACAACCATAGTACCTCCCATGAATCCGTTTTGAATTGATGCTCTGTGGTAGTTGGCTATTTCTGCATCAGTTATAATTGCAGGAACTCCACCTATGTACTCAGGTAAAGTATAAGTTTCTATGTTTGGTCTGTATTGTTTATAATACAATACACCTTCTTTGCCTTT